TCGGCTGGTATCATGAGAAGCGCGACGACAAGCGCGGAATTGGGCTTGGGCCGGAGCACGATTGGTCGAGCCATGCCGCCGATGCGTTCGGGCTGATGTGCGTGGCGCGTGATCCGCCGAGAGTGCGTCTAGTCGAGATCGCTGGTATCTGACGCGAACCTAACCCGCGAACCCCCCGCCGGAATAGGCTCCGCGCCAGATGGCCGGCGTCCGAACCACCCACCCCGATTACGACAAGTACGCTCCTAAGTGGAAGCGCTGCCGCGACGTGATCGCGGGGCAGGACGCGATGCAAGCCGCTCGCGAAGAATATCTGCCAAAGCTCATCAACGAACGCGAGAAGGAATACACCGCCCGGGTCAAGCGATCAGACTTCTTCAACGGCACCTGGATCACGACGCGGGCCTTCATCGGAATGCTGTTCCGCAAGTCGCCGAAGAAGGACGTGCCGGCCGGGATCAAGAACGATCTCGCCGACGTGACCATGACCGGCAAGCAGGATGAGGCGTTCGCCAAGGGCCTCGCTCACGAGGCGCTCGTGATTACCCGTTTCGGCATTCTCGTCGACCATCCACAGCGGCCGGAGAACGTCGCGCCGATCACCGTCGCCGCGGCGCAGGCGCTCCAGCTGCGACCCAAGCTGGCGCTGTACGTTGCGGAAGCGATCGACAACTGGAAAGTGCAAGAGCCGGGGAAGCCCGGCCAATATGCGATGGTGAAGCTGGTCGAGGAGCACCCCGTTCCGGAAGACCGCTTCAGTCATAAGACCGAGAAGCGCTGGCGCGTGCTCGATCTCGACGAGAAGGGCGACTACCGCCAGCAGCTTTGGCGCATCAACGACAAGGGCGAAGACGAGCAGGTCGGCGATGACATCTATCCGGTCATCGCGGGCAAGCGACTGAAGGAGATTCCGTTCCGTACCTATGGCGCAGACGGTGAGGAAACCGAGCTCGACGATCCAGCGCTGATCGATTTGGTGAACGCCAACGTCGCGGTGTACCAGCTCAACAGCGATTATCGCCACGGGCTGCACTACACAGGCCTGCCGACCCTGTTTCTTGCGGGCGTCGAAGCGGAAATTGACGCCGAGGGCAACGCGAAGAAAATCTACGTTGGCGGCGGGGCTGCGATCACCTCCCGCGATCCGAACGCGAAGGGCATGTTCATCGAGTTCACGGGCCAAGGGCTGACCGAGGCGCGCGAGGCGATCAAGGAAAAGAAGCAGGAAATGGCGATGGCCGGTGCGCGGGCCATCATGGACGAGACCGATCAGGTCGAAACGCTCGGCGCGACACAAATCAAGCGCAACGGGGAAAACTCGGCGCTCGCGAACGTCGCGATCACCGTGTCGGATGCAATGGAGTGGGCACTTAACTTCTTCGCTGAGTGGGCAGGGCAGACCGCGGCGAAGGTCGTGTACCAGATCAATCGCGACTTCCTGCCGACGCTGATGGATGCCCCGACGCTCACAGCGCTCGTCGGCGCCAACCAGGCTGGCAAGATCAGCGATGAGGAGCTGTTCGACTTGATGCAGCGGGGAGACGTGATCGACCCAGAGAAGGAATTTGAGGCGCATCAAGAGCAGGTCAAGTCGCAGGGCGGATCGGCAGGTCCGGTGCGCCCGACGCCGAAAGAGCCGCCCGCACAGGCAGCGGCGTGACAGGCCGCATCTATTTCATCGCTACCGATGCGCTTGACGCCGTGAAGATCGGGCACACGCTGGGGCCCGTCAGCGAGCGCTACCGGGTTCTGCAGACTGCCTGCCCTCTTCAGCTCAAAATCTTGGTTTCGACTGACGGTTCGGTACGTGACGAGCGTGATCTACACGCACGGTTCGCCGATCTGCGCATCCGGGGCGAGTGGTTCAGGCGTGAGGGAGGGCTCCAGCGTCTTCTGGCGCAACTTGTTGGCATCGATCAGGCGCTGTTTCCCGGCGTACTCAGGCTAGGAGAACTCGGCGGCTGCGTAGATCGCAAGTGGTTCGATCAGGCGCTCGCGGACGCCCTAGGCATTCCAGCATGAGCTTCCTTTCTGAGCGACGCCGCGTAGCGCTTGACGCTCTCATAGGGGATAAGCGTCTTTCCGCCGTCTTTGACCTTTTCGATCTCGCCGGCATTCATCAGTTCGTAAATGCGGGTGTGGCCGATGGAGAGCAGGCGCTTTGCCTCGGTTACGCTCACGAAAATCGGTTCAAGCTGTTCCATGATAAGTGCTCCGTTCTTCTGCGAACGGGCAACTATTTATACGCACAAATGCGGAAGGTCAGTTCTACTCAGAATATTTATTTCCAGCACCTTCGTAGAGCGCTCACCGCAATTGGCATTTTCCCACACTTTCGCGGCCTCACGGCATGAGCGAAGTCGATTTGAGAGATCACATTCTCCGTCTCGCGCTCCAGCTTCAGCGCTTGGCGGCGAACGACCAGGCCAAGGCCGACCAGCTGATGCGCGAGCTGATCGCGGACCTGAAGCAGCTGCTCGGCGGCGACGCGCTGTCCGAAGCGGGCAAGGCCGAGATCAACGCGCTGATCGCCGACGCGGAAAAGAGCATCAGCGCCACCTATGCGCAGATCGCCAAGGTCACGGACACGCACGCGCTGGCGCTGATCGTCGCGGACAAGACCGTGGAAGCGCTCGAAGACGTGCTGCCGGTGGTTATCGGCTCGCCCACGTCGGAACGGCTCGCATCGCTGACCAAGGACGTGCTGATCGACGGTGCGCCCTCGTCGGCGTGGTGGGAGAAGCAGGCGGAGGACACGGCGTTCAAGTTCGCGGCGCAGGTGCGGCAGGGGGTGATTAATGGCGAGACGAACGAACGGATCGTGGCCCGCGTTGTCGGCAGAGGTGCCGAGCCTGATATATTGTCCGTGGCCCGACGGAACGCGCGTGCTCTTGTCCATAGTTCCGTCATGTCGGCCGCGAACGAAGCGCGGCTCGCGACGTTCAGGAAGAACGCCAAGCTGGTCGCCGGGGTGCGCTGGTTGAGCACGCTCGACAGTCACACCTGCGTCACCTGCGCAGCGCTCGACGGGGCCGCATGGGATCTGGACGGCAAGCGCATCAAGGGCACGAAGATCGACTTCACCGCGCCGCCGAAGCACTGGTCATGCCGCTGCGTTCTTTCGGCCATCCCCAAGAGCTTCCGCGACCTCGGCATTCCGATCGATGAGCCAACCGACGAAGGCGAGCGCGCATCGTCGGAAGGGCCGGTTCCCGCGAGCACGACGTTCGATGAGTTCCTGTCGCGCCAGTCGCCCAGCTTCGTCGAGGGCACGCTCGGGAAGAAGAGGGCCGAGCTTTATCGGAGCGGGAAGCTCACCCTCACGGATTTGGTCAGCGGCACAGGGCGCGAGCTGACGTTAGAAGAACTCGAACACGCATAGGAGAGATGCGATGGAGTGGTTGAGGTACGTCTCACTGGCATTTGCATTTATCAGCTTGGCGGCCGCGACCGCAGCGCTGATCTATATCACCAAGGCGCAGCGCATCCTCGCCGCTCAACATGAGTGGCTTGAGGAGCAAGCTCGCCGCATCGAAGCCGATGCCAATCGCATCGAAGAAGAGGTCGGGGAGACCTTCGCAAGCATCCGGCAAGGTGCGCGCCGCACCGATCATCGCTTCAAACTTTAACCAAGGAGAGCACACATGGCAGAAGACACCTACACCAAGGCCGATCTCGACGCGGCAATCGAGAAGGCGGTCGGCCCGCTGAAGGATTCGATCGGCAAGCTCGAAACGAAGAACGAGGAGCTGATCGGCGAGAACCGCAAGCTGAAGCGCGGCGCCGAGATCAAGCCGGAAGACCTCGAGGCCGCCGAAAAGCGCGCCGACACCGCCGAAGCGAAGGTCAAGGAGCTTGAGAGCTCGGTAAAGACACTCACCAAGGAGCGCGACACCGCGGTCAAGAACCTCGAAACCGAGCATGGCTTCACGCAAAAGCTGCTCATCCAGGACGGCCTCAAGTCAGCGCTGATCGCCAACGGCGTGAAAGACGAAGACTTCATCGACAGTCTCGCCGCGAAGTTCGGCTCAGGCGCAACGGTCAAGGTCGATGGCGACACCCGAACCGCCATGCTCGGCGACAAGCCGCTTGCCGACGCGATCAAGGAATGGGCCGGCACCGATGCGGGCAAGAAGTTCGTCGCGGCACCCGTGAACGGCGGTGGTGGCGCTGGCGGAAGCAATGGACAGGGCGGCGGCGCAAAGACTGCCACACGCGCTCAGTTCGACGCCATGAGCCATGCCGACCGGATGACGTTTGCCAAGGATGGCGGCAAGGTCGTCGATCAGGCCGCATAGCGAACCTATCACCTGAACCCCGAGCGTGGTTAGAACTGCGCTCGGGGTGGGCTGCGCCTCCCCCATTCCCGGCTGCGCCGGACCCGCGCTCAATCGGCTGCGCCGACTGCGGTTGACCCCCTCAACTGTATTCGGAGTAGCCTCTCATGGCGAACGTCCTCACCGATCTTGCAGCCGACGTCTACAAGGCCGCCGATGTTGTCGGCCGCGAGCAGGTCGGTCTCATTCCGTCCGTTGTCGTCAACGGCAACGCCACCGAAAGCGCTGCGAAGGGCGACACGATCCGTTCGCACTTCACCCGCACGCCGCAGGTCTCGACCACCTACGCACCGAGCATGACCATCCCCGAGGGGACGGATCAAACGGTCGATAACAAGACCATGAGCCTCGACACCTACGCCAACGTCCAGATTCCGTGGACCGGCGAGGAGATGAAGCACGTCAACAACGGCTCTGGCTTCGAGACGATCTACGGCGACCAGATTGCGCAGGCCATGCGCGCCATCGTCAATTCGATCGAAGTCGCGGGCTGTCTCTCCGCTTACCGGGCCGCCTCCCGCGCCTATGGCACGGCCGGCACCACGCCGTTCGGCTCCAACTTCAACGAGATCGCCGAAGTGCGGCAGATTCTCGTTGACAACGGATGCCCGTTCGACGGCAACAACAGCCTGGTCATCAACACGCTCGCCGGCACGAACCTGCGCCAGCTCGCGCAGCTCCAGAAGGTGAACGAGTCCGGTGGCAGCGACATGCTGCGGCAGGGCGAGCTCCTGAACCTTCAGGGCTTCGCAATGCGCGAGAGCGCAGGCATCGCGGCCCACACCAAGGGCACAGGCGCCAGCTATCTCGTGAACGACGCATCGCTGTCGGCCGGAGATACCGTTGTTGCCGCCGACACCGGAACGGGCACGGTACTCGCGGGCGATGTTGTGACGTTCGCAGCTGACAGCGTGAACAAGTACGTTGTCGGCGGCGCGCTCTCGGGCGGCAGCTTCACGCTGAACGATCCGGGCCTGCGCGTCGATATCGCTGACAACAACGCGATCACGGTCGGCAACAGCTACGCCGCCAACCTCGCGCTGCACCGTTCGGCCGTCGAGCTGGGCATTCGCCCGATCGCCGAGCCTGCCGGCGGCGACGCGGCGGTGGACCGCATGACCGTGCAAGACCCGCGTTCCGGGCTGGTTTTCACCATCTCGGCCTACAAGGGCTACAAGAAGGCGATGTTCGAAATCGGCGCTCTCTACGGCTGGAAGGCTTGGAAGAGCCAGCACATCGCCCTCCTGCTCGGCTGACGAAATTGAGGCCGGGGGCTGTTGTTCCCCTCGGTTCCCGGCCTCGACACCGAACCAGCAGCCGACACGGAGAGCAAGATGGCGAAGAAGCCCGCAGCGAAAGCACCAGCAGCCGACACGGAGAGCAAGGCCGACGCCAAGCTCGTCCGCATGGTTCGCGACGCCGACGCATATCCCGCGCCGCACAGCGCCGACGTTCACCCCGACGAGGTTGAGAACTTCGCCGCGGGCGGCTGGGTCAAGGAGTAGCCCGTGGCGCTGGAAGTCGAGGACGGCACCGGCAAGAGCAACAGCGAAAGCTACGTCTCCGTAGCTGGCGCGGACGCTCGCCACACCGCCCTCGGCAACACGGCCTGGACCGGCGACGACGCGACCAAGGAAGCGGCCCTGCGCCGCGCCACGCAATACATGGAGCAGGCGTTTCGCACGCGCTGGCTCGGGATGCGCACCAGCAAGGACCAGGCGCTGTCATGGCCGCGCGTCATTTGCGAAGCGGTGGATGACTGGTGGATCGACAGCAACGTCGTCCCCTCCGAAGTCGCCAACGCTTGCGCAGACCTCGCGCTGAAGGCGCTTTCCGC